AAACTCGGTTGACGCCTTAGCTTTGCCGCCTACGTCCTTAATCTTGCCGACCGCCGCTTCGATGTTCTTGCCTGCTGCTGCGGCTTGCCCTGACGCTTTGTCCTCAGCTTCGATTAGGATCTTCACGCTTTCGCTAGTCACTTATACCCGCCTCCGCTTTTAGTGTCTGCTCTTCGTGCTTTAGCCTATTCGCCGCCTCTAAAAACCAAGCCGCCTGATCGAGTGCACCGCCTGCTATTGGCGGTAAACCTCGCTCGTAAAGATCGCACAAGCCAACCACGTCAATCATTGATCGACAGTATTGATTCGGGCAACCTTGGACAGCTACAGAGCCTTGATTGCATTCGCTGCAACCTTGGCCCCTGCATTGTGGGCATTCGATCTCGATTGGCTCTTGATCGCTGCCTATGTCCCTACACTCTTTGTCGCTGCAATTACGGCAAAGCAAACCCTGCCGAATCATCGCCGCGACTCTCAGTCTTTTTTTTCGTCGCCGCTCATCTTTTGATTAGCCGCAACTTTGCGAAGCACTTCCCGAATCTCCGAAAAGCTTAAAACGGATTCGACACCATCGGCGGTAAATAAATGCTCGCCCATGTTTTTCCATCCGCTGCAAGCCTCTAGTAAGCACTTGACCGCTGAATCAAATACGTCCGGCACCTTAACGCCATCCTCAAAAATCATGTCAATAACGCGATGGATTTCGCGTTGCTTGCGTAGGCTCTGAGTCTTCGCGATAAACATCGGACGCGACGCGATAGGCTTGTCCTTGTCAGAGTCAAGCCACACGTCAAAGGTTAAATTCGGCTCAAGTGCAATAGGCATGTTAGCTCGATGCGGTGAATGTAATGGATGCTTCTTGATCGACGTTCGACCCGTTGCGATTGCAACCCCATTCGATTTCGTCAACTACCATGTTTTCGCGGTCTGCTTCACTGATCGAGATAATCTGTGCCTTAGGTGCCGCAATGGTAATCTTTGAGTTAGTAGGCCCGTCTAAGTCAAAAGTCAGAGCGTGTTCGCTCATGTCCAACAGTTTACCGTACCTGTCTTGAGTGGCAACCGTTTTGGCTTCGGGGTTTCCAGTGATCTTGACTACCCGATTCGTAACCAATCCCGCTAGGAATCCGCTTACGTTGCTGGAATCCTCCCGAAGTATCATCGTGTTACCGCTATCAAGCGTCATGTTTTCAACTTGCAACGCAACGCTATTCCAAGTCGTAGTTGAGGATGCGAAGCGTAGGCCCTTCGTTGTTGGATACGTCGGTGCCAATATCGTTTGATCGGTGACGCCGTCCCATACGCCCATAAAGTCGAATTCAAAGACTCCATTTTTCCCAGACGGGCAAGCTAGACGAAAAGTTCCGACGCAACCACGAAGTAATTTGCGGACGCCATCGATGTACACGCCAAGCGTAATCGTCTTAACGTTGGTTCCAGGTGCTTCAGTACGAGGTGTAAACACCCCGCTATTATTCACCCATCCGCAAGCAGGTAGGAATGTGGTGGCCCATGTCGGCACAGTTGATCCATCATAGGACGCATCGAGCTTGAACTGAACGCGACCTTTGTAGCCTCCAACGACGCTCGAATCCATGCCGAAGGCACCTTGCCCCTCGCGTGCTTCAAGTTCGGTTTCCGTCTGTGCCATAACGTCGTAAACGTTAAACCCAGCATCCGCCGCCGTCAGTGTTGCCGCTGTCC